ATAGCGGTGTACTCCTTGGTGGTCTGAGGGATGTTTATCCCATGGACCGGTGGGAGTGGATCAAGAGAATGAAGGGCAGGCGTCGTAGGATTCTGATCAGAGCAGACAAGGAGCTAAGGGAGCGGGGGGAGCTCAGCCCGATGGTTGGTATTATCTCACCATTTGGCAAAACGGAGAACCTCCCCTTCTTTTCGATTAAGAATGGCTGCGTTTACGGTGGCCTTGTCGAGTATGTGCCGAGGCTTATTCAGGCCCCACACGACGAGACCCACCTGATCGCCGGTCCATATCTCAAGGAGTTGACCCACGCAGTGAAGTCAGTTCTTCACTGTGAAAATTGGTTGTTTTATGCGAGTGTAGCACCGGAGAAGCTTGACAGTTGGCTGAGGAAATCGGCAGACGCTGTGAGCTACTTCTGGAGTGATTACTCTGCGTTTGACGCCACGTGGTCACGCCATTCCTGGGACATGATTGAGACGCTCTATCGTAAGGTTTTGAAGGACACTACCCCTGAGTTTTGGAGGGTTCTCGACATTTGGAGGACGCCGCATGGGAAGGTGAGATGTCGCAAGGACGAGTGTACGATCGAGTACCAGTCCGACGAGGCGAATGCCAGTGGCCGTGACGACACGGCTGTGGCGAATGCCTTGTTTAATGCGATCGCCCTCGCTTTTTCCGTGACTGCGGCTCTTTTCAATGTGGCTGTCGGGGACGTGACGGAGCAGCAGCTGCTTGCTGCATCCAAGCTGGTTCGCGTTGCGGTGGTGGGTGACGACAGTCTCGTCGCCTTCCAGGTTGATTGTAGGCCTATAGCGGCTCAGATTGAGAAGAATCTTGAGTCATTTGGCCTCAACGTAAAAGCGAACACCTCCTTAAACTTATGGGATGTCACCTTCCTTGGCTGCATGCCTTACCCGGCTGGTGGGGACCTTTTCTGGGGACCCACCATTGGCCGGCGCATGTACAAGGCCTTTTGGAAGGCTGATCGGACGGGGCACTTGACGTCATGGGCGCGAGGAGTCGCACAACAGCTGTCGATGAACCAGCATGTCCCCTTCCTCTGTGAGGTGGGGGAGCGGGTCTTCCAGCTGACATGCGGCCACCCAGTCAGTGACTTGAGTGACCAGGATAAGCCCTGGACCGGTAGGACATTACCGACCAAGCGCTGGGACGCGACAACGGTCGAGTGGATGTCCCGCAGGTATCCAGGGTTCAGCCCCTCTATGCTGGGGACTGACCTCAGGGCTCTGCAGTCTGTTGAAAGGCTGCCATGCGTGATGCACAGCGAGGTGTTTAGTGCGTGCGTCGCGGTTGATGAG